GGCAACATGGAGCGGAGGAGATTCAAACCATGAAAGGCAATCGATTTATTATCAAGGCCGGCGGATCGGCAGCTCGTGGATTGTCAAAGCCGGAAACTATTTACATGGATGAAATTCGAGAGCTGCACGACATGGAGACATTTGCCGCGATGCGTTATACCTTGATGGCGGCTAAAAATCCACAGGTCAATTGCTTTAGTTCGGCCGGTGATAATCATTCAATTGTTTTGAATCAATTGAGAGAGCGCGGATTGGCGGCAGCTAGTGGGGCGGCCGATGATGTGGGCTATTTTGAATGGTCATCGCCTACTGATGAAATTACGTTGGAAAATGCGGCTTTTGCAAATCCCGGTTTAAACATAACAATTCATCCTGACAATATACGAGCTGTATTCAATGATCCTCCCGATGTAGTCATGACCGAGGTTTTAAATCGATGGGTTCAAACCATCTCAAGCGTTGTTGGAGCTAAAGAGTGGCAAGAGTGCGGCGATGAATCAATTGATCTCGATGATGACAAGCTCACATGGATGGCGATTGATATTTCACCGGATCGAAAACATGCAGCTCTTGTGGCCGCCCAAAAGCTCGGATCAGAGAACTTTGTTGTAAAGCTGTTACACACATGGGAAAACTCAATTCAGCTAGATGATCGGGCAATTGCCAATGATGCAGCTAGTTATTGCCGCAAATATCCAATTGAGTATTTGCTTTACAGCCGCCGCACATCTGGAGCTGTTGCAGCTCGTATGCAGCCGGCAGGTATCCCGATCCATGACATGGACAGCGATTATCCTCAAGCCTGTGATGAGCTTTTGGGTGCAATCAATTCCGGGAGATTAAAGCATCGCAATCAAGCTGCACTTACCGAGCAAATGCTCTCAGCCGTGCAATTGCGGCGCGGTGATGGCGGTTGGGTTATTGGAAGGCGTGCCAGCCAATCGGCTGTCTGTGCCGCCGTAGCAGCCGCGTTATGCACACACTTCGCGACACGCCCAGAAACGGAAATTGACATTTTAGTGGGTTGATGCTTGACATTTTGAAAAAATGGTGCATGGGATTATTTGATCGCAAAAGCACTATTGAAACAATCGCGCCGATGCGTGGTGCCGATGTAGCTGCACAGATTGGCCCGGCTCCTACACTTGATGCATTTTTTCCATTTGGCGGAGCTGATTACCTTGCCAGCCGCGAGGAGGCCATGTCTGTGCCGGCTATTGCTCGCGCACGCAACATGATTTGTAATTCAATCGCAACGATTCCAATGGTTACACGCGACAAAGCAACAGGTCAGGTTGTTGATTCACCAGTTGTGATCAATGATCCAGATAAGCGCGTTCCCGGTGCTGCATCTTGGTGCTGGGCGGCCGAGGATTTATTGTTCACAGGATTTTCGTATTTTCAGCTTATGGACCAATTTGCCGACACCGGCCGAGTTCGCCAAATGTGGCGCGTTGCTCCTAATCGTGTTGGTGTATTTTTAAATCAAATTGGAACCCAGATTGAGTATTACACAGTCGATGGATCGCGTGTGCCTGATTCTGGCCCGGGCAGCTTAATTGTGTTTTATGGTAACGATGAAGGATTACTAAACCGAGCAGGTCGCACAATTCGCGCAGGTGCAGAGCTTGAAAGAGCTGCCGCAATGTACGCGCGCGAACCTGTGCCATCAATGGTGTTAAAATCAAACGGAACAGCATTGCCGGCCGACCGCATTGCTAAGCTGTTGGATGCATGGGGAGCAGCACGCCGAAATCGTGGCACAGCATTTTTAAACGCCGATGTTGAATTAACAACAGTCGGATTTACACCGGAGCAAATTGGCTTGAACGCTGCACGCGAAATAATTGCAACCGAACTGGCCAGAGCCGTGGGAATTCCGGCCTACTTTATTGATGCGCCGACTGGATCATCCATGACCTATGCAAACGCCAGCACGGCGCGTCAAACTTTGTTGGACTTCTCATTATTGCCGTTGATGAACAGCTTATCCTCAAGACTTTCAATGCCAGATTTTACGCCATCAACACAGCGCGTTGAATTTGATCTCAAGGCTTACTTGCGCGGATCAGAAAAAGAGCGTGCAGAAATTTACAAGATTTTATTTGACATTGGAGCTATTACTACGCAAGAAATTAGACAAATGGAGGAAATGATCTCATGAAGCTAACAACACCCATGCAAATCACGGCAGCTGATTCGGACTCACGAACAATCACCGGCCGCATTGTTGCATTTAATGAGCAGGCAAATGCATCGACAGGAAAGGTCACATTTGCTCGCGGATCAATTCAGCCAGGTGATGTTTTTTTAAATTTGGAACACGACATTACTCGCAGGATCGGAAAGAGCATTGCAATGAGTGTCAATGACAAGGAAATGACAGCGACATTTAAAATTGCCAACACAACAGCCGGCAACGATGCATTGATTGAAGCAATGGAAGGCTTACGCGATGGATTTTCAATTGAATTGGCCGTGGATGATTATGAAATGCAAAAAGATGGAACAATGAAAGTAAAAAATGGCCAGCTTGTAGGCGTTGCACTTGTCACCGAACCTGCCGTGCGATCAGCTCGTGTCAGCGATGTAGCCGCAAATCAAGATTCTGAAACTCAAGAAGTATCAGATACAACAAACCCAAATGAAGGAGACAAAGTGGACAACACTACCGAACCAGTCGCTCCTGCCGTTGAACCGGTAGCAGCTCCAGAAGTCGAACCTGTACAGGCATCATCACGACCTGCCTATTACACAGCACCACGATCACCAATCGTCAATAAAGTTTCTTATCTTGAGCATTATCTCAAGGCAACAATTTTGCATGATGAGGATTCACGACAGTATGTAAAGGCTGCCGATAACACCACATCAACAGCACCCGGAATGATCCCAACACCACAAAGCACACAGGTAATCAACGCACTTGCAAATGCAGATCGCGGCATGATCGATGCACTAAGCCGTGAAACATTGGATAGCGTTGGAATGACATTTGAATTGCCAAAAGTCACAGCTGTGCCAACCGTTGCCAACATCGCAGAAAATGCAGCTGTTACAGAGTCAAATCTTTCAGCCACATTTTTGAGCGTACCTGTTCAATCATTTAAAGGTCGCGCCATCTCAACCGTTGAGCTGATTGATAGATCACGGCCGGAGTATTTGACCGCCTTGTTAGCTAATCTTGAATTTGCCTATGCAAAAGTAACTGATGAATTTGTTGTCGGTACAATTGCGGCAGCTGGACAACAGACCGGTGTTAATGCAAATACAGCAACAGGATTCTTGGGATACACATCTCAAGCTGCCGGTGCTGTTTATGGATCATCACTCGGATTTGCACGCAACATCGTTGTGTCACCCGGACAATGGACAAACATTATGGGTTATAACGACAATGGCGCACCACTTTACAATGCAGCACAGCCATCAAATGCAGCTGGAAATGTACGCGGAGACAGCTTGCGCGGTGTAGTTTCACCGGGCCTTAATCTCTTTGTTTCTCGCTCAATTGGTAACGCTGGCCCAACAACATCAACCGGAGATTTCTCAATGGTTGTTGTTAATCCAGATGCATGGACATGGTACGAAAGCCCACGCTTTAACCTACGCACCAACATCAACAGCGATGGAACCATTGACATTCTTTACTATGGTTACGGCGCAATTGCTCCAAAGATTCCATTTGGCGCATGCTGGAACCAGAACTAATAACTGATCATCGGTAGCGGTCGCTCCCGAACGCTACTTATACGAAAGGAACCGAGATGCCGGCAATCGTTACAGCTGCACAGCTGAGACAAATTCTTGGTGTCTCGGTTTCTTTGTACTCAGATGCACAATTAGATTCATTTATTGATTCCGCTGAACAAACCATTTTGCCTTTACTTACCCAATACCAATCATCGGTGACTTTTGCTAATGTGAGTGATTCCGTCATTTACTTCACCACAATGCGGCCAAACTACTTTGTGCCGGGTCAATCTGTTGTAGTAACCGGGGCCGGAATCTATAACGCAACCTACACAGTCACCGATGATCGTATTGAGCCATATACATTTACCGCTGCAACAGCGGCGGCTGATCGTACTTACCCATTGCCGTTTATTCCTAGCGCATTGGCGACCTTATCCGGTGGATCAGCCGCATCTCTTTATGCAAACACTCCACCAATTGAAAACGCAATTTTGGTTGTGTCGGTTGAGATTTTTCAGAGCATCACAGCTCCCGGCAATCAAATCATGTCAGATAATTTTCAGCCGAGCCCATTCATTTTAGGCCGAAGTCTTAGCAATAGAGTCATTGGCCTTTTAGGCCCGTTTCTTGATGTCGAAACAATGTGCCAATGACTATTGAAGCCGACATCCGCACACCATTGCAAACCGCACTTTCAACAATTGCGGCCAATGTCTATAACGGCATCCCAGAGACTATGACCAGTCCATCAATCTGTTTAGTCCCGGGATCACCGTACCTTGAAAGCCTTTTAATCAATGGCGCAACCACAAAAGTCAAAATAAATTTTAATGTCACAGGCGTAGTTGGTTATTCCAATAACGCCGCAGCTTTAGACAATCTCGAACAATTGATGATCAGCATCATCAGCACAATGCCGGCAGGTTATGAAGTCGGCGATGTGAGCAGCCCACAACCATTGGAAGTCGGTGCCGGTAAGTATCTTACGGCCGATTTACAAATAAGCACCTATTACACCGACTAAGGAGAAACCATGCCAACAACAATAATCACGGGCAGAGACATTACTTTCACCATTGATGGTGATGATTTTGATGCTCAAGCTACATCAGCGACTTTGACAGTTGATTCAACAATCAACACTTATCAAACACTTGATGGAAAAGCCTATTTTACAACAGACACTCAAGGCACATTTGCCGTTGAAATGCTTGCAGACTGGGGAGCAGCATCATCATTGTGCGAAGCTCTTTGGACAGCTGCAACAAACGCACCGAACACGGGATTGCCCGTGGTATTGGTAGCCGATACAGGTGCATCATTTGCATTTGATGTCCAGCCAATATTGCCATCAGCCGGCGGCACAGCTCCAGATGCACAAACAGTTTCATTGTCATTCATGTGTGTGACAACGCCAGTCTTAACAATTAGCTAAAAAAAGGAGTCGGGAGCATGAAGTTACCAATCACAATTGAATATAGTGGTGGTCTAATAGAAACCTATTTGGCGCAGCCGCCAGAGTGGGCAAAATGGGAGACCAAAACTGGCTTTACAATCCAGCAAGCTCAAGAAAAGATTGGAATTTCTGATCTTATGTTTTTGGCTTATCACGCCATGAAACGTGAGTCCGCTGGTAAGCCTGTCAAGCCATTTGAAATTTGGATGGAAACGGTCGTCGATGTTACAACCGGTGACAACGACCCAAAAGTCATCAGCGCGGAAGCCTAAATTACAGCATTGTATTTCTAGCTATAGAAACTGGAATTGCAATGAGTGAGTGGCAAAGCGCGGAGGATATATTAACGGCACTAGATATTATTAAGGAGCGAGCAGATGGCAACAGAAAGCATCGCTTATGATAAATCCGATTTGCGTAAAATTACCGCTTCCTTTAAAGCAATGGATGAGAAAGCAATTGCCCAAGCCAAAATTGTTAGCGGTGAATTAGCGACTTACGTCCAAGACAAGATTATTCAAGCTGCAGGTCGCACTCGAAATAAGCCGGATGACAGAATTGCATCAGGCTCTCGTGTATCAAAATCATCAAAGATTGGTGAGTTATCTTTTGGTTTTGCGGCTCAAAAGTTTTCAGGCGGCGCGACAACTCAACAGCTTTGGGGCGGTTATGAATTTGGCTCCAACAAATTCAAGCAATTTCCAGTCTGGTCAGGCAGAGAAGGTCGCGGCTCAAAAGGCTGGTTTATCTATCCGACTCTAAGAGCCGAGCAACCAAATATCATTGCCAAGTGGGAAAATGGCTTTGATAAGATATTGAAGGAGTGGTGATGGCTGCACAAAGTAGAACTCTTAAGCTCTCCATTCTTGCTGATGTAGATCAACTCAAAAAATCGCTGGCAAAAGCTGATGACAACGTTAAATCGTCCGCAACCAAGATTGGAGATTTTTCTAAGAAGGTTGGATTAGCATTTGCCGCAGCTGGAGTGGCCGCCGGAGCCTACGCGGTCAAATTAGCCGTCGATGGAGTCAAATCAGCGATTGAGGATGAAGCTGCTCAGGCACGATTGGCGACAACGCTTGAGAACGTAACAGGCGCGACAGATGCACAAATCGCAGCCATAGAACAACAAATTCTAAAGACTTCATTGCTAACCGGCAAAACCGATGATGAGCTTCGTCCAAGTTTTGATCGTTTAGTTCGCTCAACCAAAAATGTTGAGGAAGCCGCACGATTACAGGCTTTGGCTTTAGACATCTCAGCCGGTAGCGGCAAAAGTTTAGAGGCCGTCACAAACGCATTAGCAAAAGCCTCTGAAGGTCAGAACACAGCTCTAGGCAAATTAGGCGTTGGCATAAGTGCCGCTGATCTTAAGACAATGTCATTTGAACAGATCACCGCAAAACTAGGCGACACGTTCAAAAATCAGGCATCAATTCAAGCTGACACATTTGCAGGCAAAATGGCCAGACTCAATGTTGCATTTGATGAAGGTAAAGAAACAGTCGGGTCATTTATTCTAGATGCCATCACGCCATTGGTTTCAGGCTTTGTCAATAAAGTTGTCCCAGCGATCCAAGATGTTGCAGCTGAGATTGGGCCAAAACTTACGCCAATCTTTCGTGTATTAGGTGACTATTTCACAAATGTCCTAGTGCCAGCATTTAGCGCGTTATATGACTTCATCAAAGATTATATTGTGCCTATTCTTAACGTTACATTGATTCCAATTATCAAAGCTGTATTCTCGGCGTTTAATCAAATTAGTGATGCGCTAGTCGATAACAAAGACAAACTTGAGCCTTTACAGAGTGCTTTTATGGCATTTGCTGGATTCATTCGAGACGTTATTGCTCCCATTATTGGCTCATTTGTCAGCGGTAGCATAGGAATAATTGCTGATGTAATAAGTGGTTTGATTGACGTTGCTGCTGCCGTCACAAACGCTGTAACTTCCGGATTGACAAAAATTAAAAACTTTTTTACAAACGTCAAAAACTTTATTTCAGATGGGGCTGACACAATCTTTTCTCCGCTTTACAACGGCATGAAGGCTGTGCTGAACGGAATCATTGGCATTTGGAATATGCTTGATTTTAAGATCGACATTTCTGTACCGGATTGGGTGCCAATCGTCGGAGGTAAAGGATTTAAGGTTGCAGACATATTCCCAGACGTCCCATATTTGGCTCAAGGCGGAATTGTCACATCCCCAACACTTGCCATGATTGGTGAAGCTGGGCCAGAGGCGGTCATTCCGCTGAACAAAGCCGGCGGCATAGGCAACACGTTCAACATTACAGTCAATGGCGCACTCGATGCCGAAGGTACAGCCCGAAGCATCGTCAATGTGTTAAACAATTCATTTTTCCGTGGTACAGGCGGCGCGACCAATTTGCAGACATTATGACGGTTTTTAATCCAGTCTGGAAAGTCATTATTGGCGGCACGCAATACCAGAGCGCGATCTTGTCCAATCTGACTATTACATCTGGGCGAACTAACATTTATGAGCAAGCTCAAGCCGGATATACAAACATTGAACTTATCAATCTGGATCAATCAACAGTTGCCATTGGAATCAACGACTCATTGACAATAGAGCTGCAAGATTCAACAGCTACGTACATCCCAATCTTTGGCGGCTCAATCGTAGATATTGCCATATCGGTGGCCGAATTAGGAAACGTGACTTACGCCCAGAGGATTAACATTATTGCTTTGGGTGCATTGTCTAGGCTGCCAAAGGCTTTAACCGATGGCGTTTTAACTCAAGACTTTGATGGAAATCAAATCTTAACAATTCTAAGCGATTTGTTGCTTAATAGCTGGTCAGAGGTACCAGCGGCTTTGCAATGGAATACTTATGATCCAACTGAGACGTGGGCAAATGCTCAAAATGTCGGACTAGGCGAAATTGATACTCCAGGCGATTATGAGCTTGCACAAAGAGCATCAGATCGAACTGACGTTTATTCACTTGTTTCAGCATTAGCAACTAGCGGCCTTGGCTATATTTACGAGGATGCTCAAGGTCTTATCTCTTATGCAGCGGCAGATCATCGATCCATTTATTTGGCAACAAACGGATACGTTAATCTCACGGCAAATAACGCTCAAGGCGAAGGTCTTAGCATTGAGCAACGAACCGGCGACGTACGAAACACCATAACTTTGCAATACGGCACGAACTCAACAAACGAGGTCAGTGCAACAAATGCTGAATCGGTGGCCGAATACGGACAACTTGCCCAGATATTTACTACAACAGTCAAACACCAAGCCGATGCTCAAGATCAGGCAGATTTTTATTTAACACTAAGAGCTTATCCGCAATACAATTTCAATCAGATTACTTACCAGCTGACAAATCCCGAAATCGATGATGGCGACCGAGATTCACTTATCAACGTGTTTATGGGGATGCCGCTGGCAATTGCCGATTTGCCGCTCAATATGTCGTCGGGTACCTATTTGGGATTTGTTGAAGGCTGGACATTTCAGGCCGCCTACAACGAAATCAGCGTTGCACTCAATCTTTCGCCGCTGGCCTATTCTTTACAGGCTATGCAATGGCAAGATGTGAGTGTCGCAGAGGCTTGGAATACAATTTCTGGGATACTTGACTGGGAACACGCCTTAGTCGTGGCATAAGGAGAAAATATGAGCAATCCGACAACACCATTCAGCTGGCAAATGCCGACGGCAACTGATTTGGTCACAGATTTGCCGGCAGACTTTGAGGTCTTTGGTCAAGCTGTTGCAACATCAATGGCCGATCTATTAGGTGGGCCATCGGGTTACATATTGTCTAAAGCATCAGCAACGGACATGGACTTTACATGGATTGCCAACGATCAAGGTGATATTACTGGAATCACAGCCGGTACAGGTATAACGGTTACATCACCGACTGGCCCGGTGCCAACAGTTACATTTGACCAAGCAAATTTCGGCGGTGGTCAATTTTCAGCTGGCAAAAACAAAGTTATTAATGGTGATTTTTCAATTTGGCAGCGTGGAACAAGTTTTACAAATCCTGCTGGTGGCACAGGAGTTTATTTATGCGATAGAATTAGATTGTTTTATGGTGGAACGGGCGCAACTCGTACTATCTCGCAACAGACTTTCACGCCGGGGACAGCACCCGTTTCAGGTTACGAAGGCCAATTCTTTTTCAGATACGATCAATCTGTAGCTGGTACAGGAGACACTTTCAATCAAATATCAAATGTGATTGAAGGTGTCAGAACTTTTGCGGGTCAAACTATAACTTTATCTTTTTGGGCAAAAGCTGCGGCAAGCACAACACTTGGACAAGTTTCAATCAATCAAAATTTTGGTAGCGGTGGATCGACGACTGTAAATACAGCTTTTGGCACTCCGACAATAACAACTTCTTGGACTCGTTATTCTTACACCGTCACTTTGCCGTCAATTTCAGGCAAAACTATTGGAGCAAATAACTTTATTGAAATTAGATTTTTACTTCCAAATAATGCAACTTTTACACTTGATCTTTGGGGTTTGCAATTAGAGGCTGGTTCTACGGCAACACCGTTTCAAACAGCAAGCGGTGGAAGTTATCAAGGCGAATTGGCTATGTGCCAGCGTTACTATCAAAGAATTACTCCTGCAACAGCCGGTGCTTCTTTTTCTGGTTTTGCTGCTACAACTTCACAAGCACTTTTTAGTGTTCCTTTTGCTCAAACAATGCGAACAGCACCAACAGCGTTAGAACAAACGGGAACTGTAACCGATTATGCAATCAGAAGCACGGCAGGAAATACAAACTGCAATGTTGTCCCAACTTTTATTTCAGCCTCAACTGCTTTTATCGTGGTTGATGCTCAAGTGGCAGCAACCTTAACCGCTGGTCAAGGTGTTTTATTGAGATTTAATAATGCTGGAGTGACTTATCTTGGATGGAGTGCAGAGCTATGAAATATGAACTATTAAAAGAAGAAGATGGCGTTAAGATTTATGCTCGCATAGATGATGACGGCTTATGCCGTGTCACTTGCACCGAGGAAAATCCTGACTATCAAGAATGGCTTAATCCGAGTGAAGCACGAATAATTTCGAGCAATGACTAATTTTGCTCAAGGCACATTGCCTCGTTTGATTCAGGTTGCGCTGGCCGAAGTGGGCACAGCTGAAACTGGAAACAATGAGACAAAGTATGGCAAACACATGAAAGCCGACAAGCTGCCATGGTGTGGGTCATTCTTAAATTGGTGTGCAGATCAAGCCGGAGTCGATGTGCCAAATGTGGTCAGCACACGCGCCGGGGCAGATGCTTTTAAGAAAATGAAACGCTGGCACGAAGAGCCAAAAATTGGTGACTTTGTTTTCTTTGATTTTGTTATCGATGACAAGACAATCATCAATCACATTGGCTTAGTAATCCGGGTTTCTGACAAACAGATTGTGACGATTGAAGGCAACACCAGCGATAGCGATCAACGCAATGGCGGCGAAGTTATGGTGAAATCAAGAACTTTGGGAGCAAGGTCATTTGTTGTCGGTTACGGCCGACCAGCTTATGCACCGTTTGCCGGTGATTTGCCGGATCGACCAAAAGGAGAAAAATAATGGATCAATTTAAAGCTATGGCCGCTTCATGGTTACGCAGCTCAATTGCTGGAGCCTTGGCCGTTTATATGACTGGCAATACCAATCCAAAAGATTTAGCTTTAGGTTTGCTGGCTGGCGTCGTGCCGCTGGCGATGCGCTGGGCTAATCCCAACGATGTAGCTTTCGGCAACAAAAAGTGAGCATAGGCGAATGGATGGCTGTTGGTGGTTTTGTCATTGCAATACTGACAGCCATTTATTCGTCAATGAGGATCATAATCAAATCAGTAATGAGCGAGCTTTTGCCCAATCATGGTGCGAGTATGAAGGATCAAATCTCGCGCATCGAAGCACGCTTGGATTATCTATACACACAGCTTATTGAAAAAAATAAAGACACGCCGCAATTTAGGCGTGATTCTTGATTTTGTCGGTTGTGCCTGTCACTCTTTATTTGGGAGCGGATTAGCTGTTCCCAGAATCGGGAGCTTCAAAATGAACGAATTATCAATCGTGATCTTTATGGTCATCGCCGGGGCTTTGTGGGCTGTCATGGCTTACTCAGTCGGATTTAAACAAGGCGAGAGAGAAGGTTTTTTAAAAGGCCGAGCAATTAGCCGCCACGCATCAAGCCGGGTGAATTCATGATTCTTGAAGGATATGAATCAGTCGCAGAACGCATTGAGAAGTTTTGGAATCACTATCTTGGCATCGGCCGCATCGACACAGAGCTGGTTTATCAAGACGGCACGCGCTACATCGTCAAGGCTTACGGCTACCGGGAAACAACAGATTTGGTGCCATTTGCCACAGGTTACGCAGAGGAAATTCGAAGCAATGCCAACCGCCATCCAATCGAAAATGCGGAAACCTCGGCCATTGGGCGCATGTTGCACGCAGCCGGTATTTCCAAATTCTCAGATGGTATTGAACGCCCATCATTGGAGGAGATGAGAAGCTATCAAAACAAGCTCTCTGTTGTGCCGCCTATAGCCGAGGCAGAATTAACTGTCAAGGAAAGCCGTGATCCGTGGAGCTTTGGATCAGCTTTAGAATCAACAGAATCGGTCATTGTGGCAGCTGTGCAAGAAGCCAATTCTCCACAATGCAAGCATGGCTTCATGAACCACAAATCAGGCGTTGGCAAGACTGGCAAGGCTTATGAAGGCTTTGTTTGCCCGGAGACTGATAGAAATCAACAATGCAAGCCGGTGTGGTTATGAGTGCATTTGCAGAGGTTATCAATATCAAAACAATGACTGGCATCCTTTTACTTAATGGCGAAATAGTCCAGGAGTATAAAGTTGAGAAATGCGACAAATGTATGAGGATTGAAAAGCTGGACAAATTTGGCTATCAAAAATCTGATCCGGCAATGAACCTAATTTGGTTTTGTGGGCAATGCCGATAATCACACATTTGGATGAAGTGCTGTGCATGGTCACAGCTATTCAACATTGCACCAATCGATCAGCTGATCACCCCATGCGTTTTCAACGCAACCTGTCATGGTTTGAATATGTGGCACAGATGGGCGAATCAATGGCAGCTGAATGGATGGTGGCTCGTACATTGGGCTATGACTACTCACCCGGCATCACATGGGATAAGAGCAAGGCCGACGTGGGCAATAACATTGAGGTCAAATGGTCTCCAAATGTAGATGGCAATTTGTGGATTCAGGATTCAGATCGTCATGATCGCGACATTGCCGTGCTTGTCACAGGTCAGCAAGAGCGCATGAGGATCATTGGCTGGATTCCTGTAGCAATAGCTAAAAAACCGCGCTACCGCAACACGTCACAAAACAATTGGTCGGTTCCTCAAATCAATCTCCAACCTATTGAGACGCTTCAAAGGAGCAATTATGCACATCCTTCTCTTTGATTGCTCAATTTGTTTGAAGCTTTACGGTAAGCCAAAGCAACGCCATGGACTTAAAAAAGGTGCTGAATTAACAGAGCATGAGTGGTTTGCCCAATGCATGAGCTGTGGCACATTTGGCATCAAGATTGTTAATGATGCTCGCATTGCGGAGTTGAGCCAATGAATAAGTTATCCACAGTTATCATCCACAGGCTGTGCGCAACGCCCAACAGTACGCTCAATGTTGCAATGTATTTGCGTGGTTCGATACGCTCCATGCTCGTGGGCGAGCCGCTGTGGCGGATAGCTCGCAAGCGAGGCTTGGTGCTGTTGGCCGCGCTATGTGTTGTTAGCACAACACCGGCTTATGCCACAAAAGATGCAACAACATCGATTGATTCATTGAAGCTTTATGCACATTCAAGGATTGTTTCAGAAATCCAATACAACTGTTTCAATAAGCTAATTACAAAAGAATCTAATTGGAGAGTTCAAGCTATCAATCCAAATGGTAATCATTTCGGATTAGGTCAAATGCGTAATACAAAGTATCGAAACCTCGACGGTTATCGGATGATTGACTGGAGCCTTCGTTATATTGATCACAGGTATCAAGGCTCGAGCTGTAAAGCATTTGCACATTGGCAAAAGCATGGGTGGCATTGATGTCAAGAGCATGGCAAGGTGGATCGACCAGCCGTTGGCGCAAGCTGAGAGAGATGGTTTTGAAACGCGATGGATGCTGCCAGCAATGCGGTCAAACGGAAGGCTCAATGCATATTGATCACGTGATTCCAAAACGATTAAACGGCAGCGATGAATTGTGGAATTTGCGTCAATTATGTCAAAATTGCAATTTATCCAAAGGCGGGCGTTTTCAATCGGGGGAGTGTTTGCATAAAGTGATGCGGCTGATCCGCCGGCTAATGTAGCCAATGCGTTAGGAATAAACGGCAATGGATAGTCACGATCAGCCGCCGCTGTTGCAGCG